GTTCCATCATGGGCTACTCCTACTACAGGAACAGTAACTTCAGTAAGTGGCACAGGCACAGTTAATGGACTTACGCTTACTGGAACCGTAACAACTAGCGGAAGTTTAACTTTAGGNGGCACTCTTTCAAATATTGCCAATAGCGCATTAACCAATAGTTCTATTACTTTTGGCGCAACTGCGGCAGCTTTGGGTACTACAGTAAGTGGCTTTAATGCCGTAACGATTGGTGCTACAACAGCATCAACAGGCGCATTTACTTATTTATCTACAAGTTCAGTTACTAGCACTACACCAGTTTTAAGCTATAACGCTTCAAATTGCAATTTAGCCATAGGCGCAAGTGTTGCAAGCACTTATCTGCAAACAGTAATGCAAAATAAGAGTTCAACGGCTGGCGCTTCTACTAATTTTGCAGTAAGCAACAATTTAGGTACAGATTCTACCTATTATGGTGAATTTGGCATGAATTCTTCAGTATTTAATGCCTCTACTCCTGCTGATTTCTTCAGTATTAACAACGGAATTTACTTTTCAGGTCATGACGGTGATGTAACTGTTGGCTCAGGAAATGGTTATAAGACTTATTTAGCTTGGGGAACTACAGGTCAATCTGCCCATGTAATTAATGCAACAGGCGCTATTGGTCTTAATACAAACTTAGGTACAACTCCAGCAGGAAGCGGAACGACTAACTTTGGCACTAGCGGACAAGTATTAACTTCTGCTGGTTCAGGAGCAACTCCTACTTGGACTACTATTTCTAGTGGCATAACTGTAACTGACGATACAACAACAAATGCAAGTCGTTATTTAACATTTACAAGCGCTACAAGTGGCACTATTACTGGAGTTAATACAAGCTCTACTGAATTATCTTGGAATCCAAGTTTAGGTATTTTAGATTTAAGCGGTGCAACTGGTTCATTAAATATTCCTAAAGGAACTACTGCTCAAAGACCAGCTAGTCCTGCTACATCAATGATTAGATTTAATACTACAACATCAGCTTATGAAGTGTATTCAGGCGCAACAAATGGTTGGGTTCCTTTAACTCAAGGTTCTTATAACTATACGGCTACTTATTTGGTTGTCGCTGGTGGTGGTAGCGGAGGTTATACATCAGGTGGCGGTGGTGGTGGTTTATTAACTAGCACAGCTACATTAGCTATTGGCGTTACTTACACAGTTACAGTTGGCGCTGGCGGTGCTTCTGTTTTATATACTCAAGGAAATAGTGGTACTAATTCTGTTATTTCAGGAACTGGGCTAACCACAATTACTGCAATAGGTGGAGGCGGAGGCGGTAGTTCCGCAAACGGAAATAGCGGAGGTTCAGGCGGTGGTGGCGGTTATGGAGGTGGAACAACTGCATATACTGGTGGCGCAGGAACAAGTGGCCAAGGCTTTGCGGGTGGTAATACCAGTTCTAGCAGTTACGGTTCAGGCGGTGGTGGCGGTGCTAGTGCAGTTGGAGGAAATGCTGCCTCAAATTCAGGTAACGGTGGCGCAGGAGCAGCTTCTTCAATTACAGGTTCTAGCGTTTATTATGCTGGTGGCGGTGGTGGAGGCGCTGGTGTTCAAAACGCATATGAAGGAAGCGGAGGAACTGGCGGTGGTGGTAATGGAGGTTCAGGATTGTTTGGCCCTCCATTTACAGGAAACCCAGGCAGTCCAGGCGGAACTAATACTGGAGGTGGCGGAGGCGGAGCTTATAACCAAGGCTACAATACTGGCGCTGGTGGTTCAGGTATTGTTATTTTATCTGTTCCAACTGCTAATTATTCAGGCACTACAACAGGCTCGCCAACAATTACAACCTCAGGAAGTTCGACCATAATAAAATTTACTGCATCAGGCAGTTATACGGCTTAAACGGAGAAACAAATGTCACATTTTGCAAAAGTAAACAACGGAATAGTTGAGCAAGTTATTGTTGCTGAACAAGACTTTATTGATAGCTATGTAGATTCAAGTCCTGGCACTTGGATTCAAACTAGTTATAACACTTATGGAAATGTTCATTATGGCGCTGATGGTCAACCAGATGGCGGTGTAGCTTTGCGTGGAAACTATGCTGGCATTGGCAGTATTTATGATTCTGCAAATGATGTATTTTATGCTCGACAACCTTATCCTAGCTGGACTTTAAATGCAAATTGGATTTGGGAAGCTCCATCTGAATTGCCTAAAGATGGCAAATATTACGAATGGGAAGAAGCCACTAAAACTTGGGTAACTAAGGAACTATAATGTCACAATTAGTATTTCAAGCTACTTCGGGTGGCTCAATAACATTAACAGGAGCAAATACTGCTACTGCTTATAATTTAACTGTTCCTGCAAATAATGGAACGCTTCTTATTCAAGATAGTAGTGGCAATTTAACCGTTACTAATTTAACTGTAACTGGATTAGGTCAATTTACTTCTACTGGCGCTGTTACTATTTCAGGAGGCACATCAGCACAAAGACCTGCAACTTCTGTTAACGGCATGATTCGCTACAACACAGATAGTGGTGGATTTTTTGAAGGCTATATAGCAGGACAATGGATTCCGTTTACTCAAGGAACTCCAACAACTTATTACACAATTACTTATTTAGTGATTGCTGGCGGTGGTTCAGGAAATGTCAATGCTGGCGGTGGCGCTGGTGGATTAATAACTAATAGCATAAATATTTATCCAGCCCAAGTTTATACATTTGTAATTGGTGCTGGTGGCGTAAATACTGGCACTTCTAATGGAAACAATACTACAGCTTTTGGATTAACTGCTTTTGGTGGTGGTTCTTCAAGCACAAATGGAGGTTCAGGTGGTGGTTCTTATGGCGCTGCATCTTATGGCCAAGGCACTCCAGGGCAAGGAAATAATGGCGGTGACTATCTTTATCAAGGCGGCAATATTGCGGCTGGTGGCGGTGGTGGCGCTGGCGGTGTAGGCATAAGTGGTTCTTCAGGGCAATCAGGCGCTGGCGGTATTGGTTTAGTTTCTGCTATTACAGGCACTTCAACCTACTATGCAGGCGGTGGGGGCGGTGCAGCTTGGACTGCTGGTGGCGTAACTTATGCTGCTGCTGCGGCAGGTGGCAATGGTGGCGGTGGTGGCGGTGGAACTTCAGGCGTAGGTGGAAATGCGACCTCTAATACTGGAGGCGGTGGCGGTGGTGGGGCGCAAATAAATTATGGTTCAAACTATGGCGGTTCTGGTGGTAGCGGAGTTGTAATCCTTTCTATTCCAACAGCTAAATACACAGGCACAGTAACAGGAAGCCCAACTGTAACCACAAGCGGCTCAAACACTATTGTTAAATTTACTGTTTCTGGTAGCTATACGGCATGATTTGGAAAATTATTGATTTAATTTCAGAAAATGGCGTTATAACTCAAGTGAAATATAGCGTGACTGAAAGCTCTGTTAAGACTGAAGGTTATTGGACTTTTAAAGACAATAGTCATAAAGTTGTAGACCAGCTTTCTGAAATAGATGTTATTAATTGGATTAAAGCAGAATCAGTAGTTGATGGCATTTGTATTATTGAAGCAAATTTAAAGAAACAATTAAATAATATGCAAGATGTAGTTAAAAAACCTTGGGTTATTCCTACATTTACAGTAAAAGTTTAAGGTAAAACATGACAACGCCAATTGAAATCATATCTAGAGCTTTAAAAGATATAGGCGCTTTAGAAGCTGGTGAAGTGCCAACTCCTGATGCGGCTCAAGATGCTTTTGATATGCTTAATGACCTAATTGACCAATGGTCAAATGAAGGCATGATGATTTATAACGCTACAGAAATTGTATTTCCTTTAATTTCTGGTCAAACTCAATATACGATTGGTCCTGACCCAAGCACAGCAAATTACATTGGCGCTTCTATTACTGGCTCGATTGTAGGAAAAGTCTTAACTGTAACCAATGCAACAACTGGCGCAGTAGCATTAGGGCAAACCCTTAAAGGCATAGGAATTATTGGCGTTGGAACTAAAATTGTTGAATTTTTAACAGGCGCTGGTGGTAATGTTAATGAAGCTGGAACTTACAGATTGAATGTAGATGCAACTACTCCTGCTCCTGCTTTTACAGCCTCTATTTCGGGAACAACTTTAACAGTAAGCGCTATTTCTANTGGTTATTTAGGAACTGGNGCAGTTATTACTGGTACTGGAGTTACTTCAGGAACGACTATAACTGCTGTTTTAAGCGCTACAGGTGGAGTTGGTACATATACAGTAAGTGCCAGTCAAACAGTCGGCAGCACAGCTATGACAGCTACAGTAACGCCTATTCCTATTACTCTTTACTATCAAAAGCCATTAGGCATTGATTCGGCATTTGTAAGAATTAATACAACTAGCAATGGGCAGCCTATTTTAAATGGTGGCTTAGATTATCAAGTCGCTATTTTAGCGCTTGAAAACTACAATCAAATTGGGTTAAAGACTTTAAATGGTCCATGGCCTAAAGCTCTTTATTACAACGCTGGCGCAGAATCAGGCAATTTAACTGTATGGCCTAATCCTGCTCAAGGCGAAATGCACTTGTTTACTTCGACTATTTTTAGCACTTATGATGACCTTTACGAGAATTTAGCTTTTCCTCAAGGTTATGCAATGGCTTTAAGATGGTGTTTGGCTGAAAGACTAATGCCAATGTATGGCAAAGTTAATCAGATTCAAATTAGTATGATTAGCGGCTATGCTGCACAAGCTAAATCAACTTTAAAACGCACAAATATGAAGCCAGTTATGACTGCTAGTTATCCTGATTCTATGTTATCTAGCCGAGCTAAAGATGCTGGCTGGATTCTTAATGGTGGGTTCACAGGATAATGGCTGACTTTGGCTTCGTTGGGGCTTCGTATACAGCACCTTCAATCTATCAAGACGACCAAGAATGTATTAATTGGCGGCCTGAAGTTGACCCTACAAAAGCCCAAGGTGAAAGAGGTGTTATTGCCCTTTATCCAACGCCAGGGCTTACCCTTTTAACAACTTTTCCTAATCAACAGGCCGTTAGAGGGCTTAGAACTATATCTTCAGGCGGTCAACAGTTAATAGCCGTATGTGGCTCTTATGTTTACGCTTTATCTTATAATTTTCAGCCTTCTATTATTGGGCAACTTTTAACGACTAATGGACCTGTAAGCATTACTGATAATGGTGTTTATGTTTATATAGTAGATGGTGCTAATCGGTATTCTTGGTATATAGATGCGCCTGATACAACTTCTTTTGTAGGCTCTATAACAGGAACTACTTTAAACATTACATCTAATATTTATGGCGTTATTGCTGTAGGTCAACAAGTATTTGGTATTGGTGTTTTGCCGCAAACTATTATTACTGCTGGTTCAGGAACAACTTGGACAGTTAATCGAAGCCAAGTTGTAGCTAGTCAAGTTTTAGATTCTGACCCTGCAAATTGTGTTTTTACAGCTTCNATAGCNTATACAGGNTCAGGAAGTTCTTTAATTTCCACNATGACTGTAACTGCTGTAGCTAGAGGCGCAATTCATGTGGGCGAAACAATACAAGGCGCTGGCATAGCTATTGGCACTATTGTTACTGCGTTAGGCACAGGAACTGGCGGCACAGGCACTTATATATTAAGTCCAGTTGCTCAGACTATTAGCTCAGAAACTATGTATTCTTTGCAATGGTCAGTTTTGCCTGCTTCAGATGGCGCTTTTCAAGGTGGTGGCGTAGTTGATGTAAATGACAATTATTTTATTTATACTAGACCTGATTCACAGCAATTTGCTGTTTCAGACCTTTTAAGCCCAATTACTCAACCTTTAAGTTTTGCAAGTAAGTTTACAAGTCCTGATAATTTAGTATCATTAATTGCGGACAATGGACAAGTCTATCTTTTAGGCGAAAAATCGTCTGAAGTTTGGGTAGACCAAGGCACTTTCCCTTTTGCTTATCAACGAATACCTGGCAGTTCAAATCAACAGGGCATTATTGCGCCTTATTCCGTAGCAAGGGTAGGCAACTTCTTTTGTTATGTTTCGCAGAATATTCGTGGTTTAAATCAAGTTGTGTTAATGAATGGGTATATTCCGCAGCGAGTGTCAACTCATGCTGTAGAGAATAGTCTTTTAGACCAATATACGGCAGATGCTATTGCTTATACCTATCAGCTTGAAGGCCATGAAGTCTATGTAGTAACTTTCCCAACTTTAGATATAACTTGGGCTTACGATATAACGACTAATTTATGGCATAAATGGCTTTGGGTCGATTCCAATAATCAATATCATCGGCATCGTAGTAATTGTGCCGCAGTCTTTCAAGGCGTTGTAGTAGTTGGTGATTGGCAAAATGGTAACCTTTATCAGCTAAATCAGTCTGAATATACTGATGCTGGTGGGGAAATCCGTAGACTTAGACGAGCCCCACATATACTTTCAGACTTACAACGGCAGTATTTTGATGAATTTCAGATTCAATTTCAACCTGGTGTTGGTAATGGTGGCTTTTCTAGGGACAGAAATACTTATTTAGGTAGCCCTTATATTATTAAAGCCAGCGAAACTTTGACCATTAAATACCAAGAAATTGATGTTTTAGGAAATGCTGGTCAAATTACCACTACCGATATTCAATACAATCCTAAAGCTATGCTTCGTTGGTCAAATGATGGTGGCTCAACTTGGAGCAAAGAATATTGGCAAAATATAGGTCAACAAGGCAAATACACTAATAGAGCTATTTGGAGGCGTTTAGGCATGGCTAGAGACCGAATATTTGAAGTCGTGGTAACTGACCCTATCAAGGCAGTTATTGTGTCAGCTAACCTTAAAGGCAGTCAGGGAGACAATTAATGGCAAATACAATTTATGCTGGCAATACGATTAATCCTATTCCTCAGACAGACTTTTTAGATGAGCAGACTAAAAGACCTACTAGAGCATGGTCAACTTTCTTTTTAGGAATTTTAAATAATACTTCTGCGGCTACTGCAACAGCAGGAAGCGCAACTTTACCAGCCAATCCAGTTGGTTTTATGAATGTTTTTGTTGATGGTAAACCTTATAAAGTGCCTTACTACAATCCATGATTACCTATAAAATAGACAATTGGCTGGATAATTTGCCTGCTTTTAAGGCTATGAGTCAAGCTCATTATGATGAAATTGAGACCTTAAAGGAGTTTCCTTTAGACCTTGATTTTGATACTTATGAGGCTTTATGGCGTAATGGCAAACTAGTATTTGTTACAGCTAAAGATGAAAATGAGCTTGTTGGCTACATCATTTACTTTGTTTCGCCTCATATGCACTCTAAGAATTGTCTTACAGCGCATGAAGATATTTACTTTTTAAAGCCTGAATATCGAAAAGGCAGAAATGGTATTAAGTTATTTCAGTT